CAAGGACAACCCGCAATTCTCCGCGTGCGCCAAGCACCTCGTCGACACGCGCAACATCGACCTCATCCGCTACGCGAAGTTCGCCTGCGGTCGCCGCCTCGGAAAGGAGGACGCCTGCCGCAAGCTCGCCAACCTTTACGTTCCCCGAAAGACTGAAGGTCTGTGGAACGCACGAATCTACAAGAACCCGTCGCTTCTCACGGAAAACGACCACGTGGAGATGCTCCAGCACAACGCGACCGACCTCGCGGCGACGGCTCGCCTTCACAACGTCGTTTCGCGCTTTCCCGATTACGACAGATGGAGGATGGTTGAGTTCAGGATGGAAACGGTTGAATCGGAGGAGATGAAGCCATGAGCTGGATGCGCCGCAAGATAACCCTCGTCCTCTCCGAGAAGGAGCTTGCCGAGGGTTCCTGCAGGCGGAAGCTCACCTTCGCGAAGTTCTACCACATCGGAGACATCCGCAAGTCGGTGAGCCGCAAGACGCACAGCTCATACGGGAAAAAGGTGCGGATAGAGTCGATAGTTCCTGAGACGCGGAGGTTCATGCGCCTGTTCTTTTCCGTCATCGACGAGGGAGAACGGATAATAAGTCTGAAGCCCATTGTGCTTGGGGGGTAAGAATGCCGACGATAAACGAAATCATAGATGCTCCAGGGATACGGAAGGTTGCGCTTCTCGTCCCCATGCGCGGGAAGATAGACTCGATTTTCATGCAGACCTACCTCTCGCTTTTCATCCATCTCCTGAAGAAGCGCGGCATCGTTGCCCAGCCCGTCTTTTCCGACATGATGCCTCTCGACAAGGCTCGCTGTTCCCTCGTGAAATCGGCAATCCTAAACAAATCCGACTACGCGCTGTGGCTCGATTCCGACGTGGTGATAAAGGAGGCGATGTTCGACCGGCTCTGGGAAACCATCCACGAGAAGGACGGCACTCCAGACGAGCGTTTCATCGTTTCCGGCATCTACTACGAGCGCGAGATTCCCTACGACGCCGTGATACGCCGCAAGAACGAACTCGGTCTCTACGAGAAAATCATGCAGTTCCCTGACAAACCGTTCACCGTCGACGGCATAGGCTTCGGCATGGTTCTGATGAAGATTAAGCCGATGAAGGACGCCTTCGTCGCCACGAAGGGCTATCCCTTCCGTTGGACGGACAAGGTTTCCGAAGACCTTTTCTTCTGCGACCTTGTGACCGGAGGCGGCTCCACCGAGGACGGCAAGCCTCTTTCCTACAAAATCTGGGTCGACCCGCAGGTTCAGGTTCCCCATTACGGCTCATACGTCACCCAATGGCACTACCTCCACAACAAGCTCGACGAATACTCCGACGTGAAGGAGATTTCCAGGTATCTCAAAATCCCACTTGAGGAGTGCTACCAGCGATGCCTCGGCGGTGCGCTTGCCATGTGCAAGGAATGGCAGAAGACGTTCGGCAAGGACAGGAAGGAGGACACCATCCCAGAAGCGGAAATCCTCGACTTTTACAGGAAGACCGAAATCTACCTCTACGACCTAACCTGGTTCTGGTCCCACAATAGAAGGCAACGTGAGGAGATTATGGGAAGATGGAAGGACTCCAAGCAAGTCCTGGACTTCGGATGCGGGATAGGCGACTACGGCTTGGCATACGCCGAAGACCACCTGGACGCCCATGTCGATTTCTACGACATCAACAAGCCGAACGTCGACTATCTCAAATACCGCATAAAGGTGCGCGAGACCCAGGGAACAATAAATCCAGGGAACTGCAAGGCTCACGACGAAGCGAGCTTCCTTGAGCGCGAGGAGCATTACGACCAGATATTATGCCTCGACTTGCTGGAACACACCAAGAACCCGGAGGTCTACGCCTCGAAACTCAGGAGGATGCTGAAGCGCAACGGAACGCTCATCGCTGTTGTCTCTCCGAAAGGCATGTTCCAGCCGCAGCATGTCAGCGAAATCGACCTTTCCAAGTGCGGCTTCCTCCAGATAGACACATATGTGTATATACGCACCGACAGCGACACAGCCAAGAACTACGCCAAGATTGTCCAGAACGTCAAGGATTCGATGACGACCTCTCCGATGGAGAAGGTCAACGACAGGAGGGGGGATTGAACATGGAACATGAAGAACGGTTATTCAAGCCATTGGTGAACTTCGCAGCGTTCACCAAGCTTGAGATGCAGATATTCATGTTTCTGTTTTATTGCATGAGTTCAAATGCTTGGGTAGTCTATCATAGGATTGTGCAAGCGCATTATCCTAAAAGACCAAAAACAAAACTCACCTTCGAATCTGAGCTAAAGCGAGACGGTATCGAAAAAATCGCATCCAGACTTCGTGAACGGGGAAAGAGAATCCCAGCATTCACAACCATCCAATCGACTCTGAACAATCTCCACGACGCCGGAATCCTCTCCAAAAGAAAGGTGAGTGGGAAGATTCACTATTTTATCTCAGACAATATAATTTCTCAGATAAACACATACAACCTGCTTAATGTCCCAATAAACTATGGGACTTTGGGGGATTTTATATGAAAATGGAAAACGTAAGGAGATGCCTTGTAAGGGAAGCCAGGCGCATAGCCAAAACCGAGAAGGGAACGCGGTTTTCCCACGTCAACGGGGTGAGCAGGGCTAACAAGCTGAAATCAGGAGAATATGAAATCGGCTTCGAAGTCGTGTTCATCGTCGAGAAGTGCTGAACATGCCGATATACCAGGGCAAGGCATACAAGCAGTTCCTGGTCGACCGCTACGCCATGGGCTTCGACCCAGTGGCTATCGCCCAGGAATTCGAAAAGACCATGGGCGTCCCCATAACCGAGCAGGAGATAGAGCAGATTCTCAAGGGCTGCGAGAACGAAATCCGCGCACGCGAGGACGAGCTTTACAAGGAGCTGAAATCCCAGAACGTCATCTCCGCGCTTCTCTCGATACGGGACGAGCTGGGCGAGGTCGCCTCCCTTGCCAAGGCGGAGAAGGACTACAAGACCTTCGCCCAGCTTTCAAACTCCTCGATGAAATCCATCGAGGTGATAATCTCCATGACCGAGAAGTTCCGCGACCGCGAGAAGACCAAGCACATATCGGCAGTCCAGAACAACTACTACGCCATAGAGGTTCTCGTGAAGGACGGCTTGATAGAGGTCAAGGACGAGGAGAAGCTGAAGAAGATTTTCGCAGGTGATTCCGATGGTCAGTAAGCCGAGGCGCTCTTCAAAATGGAAATCCTTCCGCGACAGGTTCCTGAAAGGAAAGGTCTGCGCGATATGCGGCGGAACGAAAGACCTTCAGGCTCATCACATCATTCCATTCTGCATGGCTCCTGAGAAGGAACTTGACGAGAAGAACGTCATCCCGTTGTGCGAGGGAAACCGATACTGCAACTGCCATCTCGTGTTCGGTCACGGCTTCAGCTACGACGACTACAATCCACATATCAGGAAATCGGCGCGCTACATGACGTGGCTCAGGAAATGCCGACAGAGGATAAAGGTGAAAAAATCGCAGACCTTATAGAGTCCCTCACCAAGCCCAGCTTCGAATACTTCTGCAAGGTTGTTCTCCGGCAGAAACTCGGAGCCATGCACAAGGAATGGATACGCGCCGCACTCGACCCTTCGAAGCATCTCGTTATAATGTCGGCTCGCGGGCATTTCAAGACGACGATACTTTCGGTTGCCTTCCCCCTCTGGATAATGATGAGGGAGAAAAAACCGAAGATGATAGTCATCCTCTCAGCGACGCTGGAACAGTCGACGGAGATAATGGGATTGATGAAAAGGCAGATAGAGGAGAACGAGATTCTCAGGGAGGTGCTTTATCCTGAAAACATACACGAGACCAAATGGAGCGAAACCCAAATCCGAACAAGGAACGGGCATCGAGTATTATGCCTTCCTTTCGGAGACACCGTTCGTGGGAAGCACCCCGACTACTGCATCTGTGACGACGTTCTCAAAGCGGAAGTTTCGAGCGATGTCGAGGATGCGAAGCGGGTCTTTTACGGCATTGTGTATCCCATTGTCCAGGCAAGACGAGGCAAGGTTATCGTCGTCGGAACACCCGTATCTTATATCGACCTCCTTAATGACCTATCGTCTAAGCCGAATTTCACCTTTCTCAAGTATCCCGCCGTGGTATTCAACGAAGACGGGAGCTGGAAGGAGCCTCAGTTTCCTGAACATTTTGATTTGGAACAGTTGCGCTCGATACGTGACACCATGCCTTCACATCTCTGGGCTAGGGAGTATCTTTGTAACCCTGCCTCCAGCGACACGTCGATGTTCCCGCAAGGCGTCCTCGACAAGGCGACCTCGCTTTACGAAAAGACGAGAACCGCAATCGACACCGCGAAGGCGAACGGGGTTGGAATTAGACGGGTCATCGGTTGTGATATAGCCGTGTCGCAGGGTGCGAGGGCTGACTGGAGCGTCTTCACCGTCCTGGACTACCTTGAAGGTCATCCCATCCTCCTGCGCGACCAGATAAGAAAGCACCTCACTGCAGAAAACAACGTCGAGGAAATCCGCCACCTCAACGAGTTCCACAAGCCAGCAAAAATCCTCATAGAGAAGACAGGCGTCGGCTGGGGGGTTGCAGAAGCCTGCCTCAAAGACCCAGTTCTCAAGCCGGTCTCCCTCGACTTCGACACCAAGATGGCGAGCCGCGAGAAAATCCTATCGCGCCTTGAGGTGACCATGCGCAACGGAAACCTCGCAATCCCAAAGAACGACGTCCTTCTTTCAGAACTCGGACAATGGGCATACATGAAGATGAAGGATGGGCGCATGGCATACCATTCGCTTGGTGAGCATGATGATTGCGTAATATCCCTTGCAATAGCTTTGGAAGCCGCTTCAACACGCTCTTTCGCAAGTGTCTCCATCGTCTAAGCCCAAGTCATTCAAGACACTCGCGTCGCCTGATTAACTACTCTTATATAGGAGTATGCTCATATATCAATGCAATGGCTAGCGCAAGAAAGGTGCCAATCTCGGCACGTCTCATTGATGACTACGTTCCAACGGGTCAACCCCAACCGACCCCAGCAGTGAACAACGTCATAAGAGACAGCCTATATGACTGGTTCTATAAGATGCCCGAAGTGCGAGCCATCGTGTGCGGAATGACGGTTGATGTTTTCGGAGACGGCTATGGCATCGACGGAGACAGGATGCGCCAGCAGAAGACCAACCGCTTCCTCCGCCAGAACAACTTCAACCGATACGGAAAATCGGTATTGCGCGACGCGCTCATCTCAGGAGACGGCTATCTCGGAAAGGCATCCCTTACCGAATCGCAGGTTCTTGAGGCGATGGACGCCATATATTCAGACGTGTTCCACAAGTCAGCCGACCAGATTACCAAACGGATGCTTCTTAGCAAGATAACCTCGATAAAACCGGACATCTACTCCCCCCGCGTCCTTTTCCCCCTCATGTCGCGAAGCATCAAAATCAATTACGACATGCACGGCAAGGTGACCGGATACACTCAGCGTGTCAAGAACAACATGACCGCGTTCGCAACAACCAATTATCCTGACGATGACAATCCATCAACATACACCTATGGAACGATGGGCGCGTCTGGGCAGATTGAGTTCCTTCCTGAGGAGGTAATCCACTTCCCATACGAGCCGATAGGCGACCAGATTTACGGAACCTCGCCCCTCCAGACGGCAATCTACGACGTGATTTCACTCTGGTATGCGAAGACATACGGAGGTCTCTTTTTCCAGAACGACGCAACGCCGTCATTCATCTTCAGCCTTCCAGACGATTCCCCAGATTCCGAGAACTACAAGAAGTTCTGCGACGTTCTCGACAAGCACAGGCGGAACCCGCACAGGCATCTCGTCACAACCGGAAACGTTGAAATCAACAAGGTGGCATCGCTCACGAAAGACCTCGAATTTTCTAATTTCATCGACAAGTTCACACAGCGCGTGATGCTCGCCTTCGGCGCAACCGCAAGGTTCAATCATCTGTTTTCAAACAAGCCAGACACCCCAGTCTCGATGGAGAGCTACTACAAGACCATAAACAGCATCCAGACAGAGTATGAGGACATACTCAACACGGAGCTTTTCGACCACTTCGGAGTCGAATTCTACTTCAATCGCGTCTACAAGCGCGATGAGACGAGAGAGGCGGATATTGCCGTTAAGCTGACGAACCTGGTATGGACAGTCAATGAAGCCAGGGAATACCTCGGATTCAAGCCTTTGCCGAATCCGATGTTCGACGAACTCACTTCTGCCCAGCAGGATGAGTTCACTGGGCAAAGGAAGAAGAAGGAGGAGGTCGCCTCGGCTGACGCAAGGACAGAGCAGAACGCCGTTGCCATGACCTCGCGCAATCAGATGAAGGGCGACAAGCCGGTGAATGGTGATAAAAATGATTAGGGAACTTTTCGCATGGAGCCTTGCGGTTCTCATGCTCGTCGGAATGGGCAACGCCGTCCTGGTGGAGAAGACTCTCACCTCGGCGAACACAATCTTTTCGCTGAACACGTTCAATGCCGGTCAGCAGACCGGAACGAACACGTTCGTAGTCCTCAACAGCACGAACGCTTCAGACACGCAAAGCCTGGTAATCTATTACATGGATGCCAACTTCACCAAGAAGACCGCGAACTATACTCTCACAGGGCAGACCGCGATAAACACAAGCGGCTACAACTCCCAATATCTAGTGAACAACTCCACGTCGGCAGGCAATCTGACGCTCACCCTCTCGAACTGGTCTCTCTCATCCGCCGGATTCGGAGTGAACAAATCCTGCCCCAACTACACCAACGTCTACTATGTCTATTATCCTGCCGCGAACTACACCACCAACATGTCGGCATTCACAGCCACAAGCGATTTAACCCAGACGGATGACGGAACCTTCGCGACGCTCACCGGAATAACCCTCAGCAGGTTCTCATTCATAAACAACACATATCCGACAGCCCTCTATTACTACTTCAATCCTGCCCTCAACCTTACGGGTGAAATCAACTCGACGAACCTTGTCCTTCCAGATGGGCAGTTCTTCGCGTCAACCGATGCCTTCGTGGCAACTTCGAGCATGCCCTTTGCCGTGACTGTGAGACCAAACGACAACCGCACCTACAACCTGACAGGCAACGTCACTTCGGCATCGAACGCAACCGCGCTCACGAACGCCAACTCAACAAGGACGCTTATCCTCAACCAGCCAAGAAAGAGGTCTGAATACACAGCCACAATGACGGTCACCGCCCAATATAAGTCGACTGTGACGACCAGCGTGAAGATAGGCGACACCGTTCTGGGACCGCTTACCGGAACCTCGACGACATTCACGTTCGACGAGTCGCTTCTCGCACCTACCCTGGTTGTAGGATTCTCGTCAAACGGTGCTGGAACGAACATCACGAATATCGTGGTGAACTACGTTCCATCAGGCTGGTATGCGATACCTTCCAACAGGCTTGTCCAGAACATGCGGGTTGTGGCTGATGTCACGAAGCTGTCCTATTGCAGGAACGCTTCCCTCACTTCGGCTTCCGCAACCAACAACGTGGTGACCAACAAGTTCACCAAGCAGACAACCAAGCTCTCAGGAAAGGGAGACTTCGCATACATCTACGACGCGGCTCTTTCAAGTGCTGCGATTGGGGTGGTATCAATCAGGTCCAATGCAAACGTCCTCCTATACAACATTACTGCTGGAAACACCAAACCAGCATACAACGGAGAGCTTTGCACGATACCTAACGGATGCACCCTGAAGAACGTCATCTACGGTGGCGACACGAACCAGAGATTCTGGGCGAATGTGACCTCCATAGCCGGAGTGAACCGCGTGATATATTCCGCGTTCAACCTTGGCTACACCACGAACCAATACCAGATTCCGATGAAATGGGGGATTGGCGAGAGGCTTCAAATCCTCAGCCGCTCCGCAACAGCAGGCGGAAACGTGAGCATATACTACGAGGTGGGCTGATGGAGATTCCAGAGATAGTCAATCTATGGGCGCCGATTTCCAAGATAGACGAGGAAAAGCGCATGGTGTTCGGATACGCCACAACGCCAACCAAGGACAGCCAGGAGGAGGTAGTCGACCTGGAGGCTTCCTTCGAGGCGGTTGATGAGTGGAAGAAGTGGGCGAACATCAAGGAAATGCACCGTGCAGAGACGGCTGTCGGCATAGCTCCAATCATAGAGAAGCATGTCGGAGTGGGCGTCTATATAGGTGCTGAGATTGTGGACGACCAGGCATGGAGGAAATGCCAGAAGAAGGTCTACAAGGGCTTCTCCATAGGTGGGCGTGTAATCGAGAAGGAAGGGAACAAGATAAAGAAATACCGGCTGCTTGAGGTTTCCCTGGTCGACAGACCGGCTAACCCAGATGCAGTATTCATGGTCGCAAAGCGTGACGACACAGACGCCTCTGCAACGGAGGCGCAAGGAGGGGTTTCAGTGGAAAAGACCGAGACCGTCTCCAATCCCGTTGCTGGGGAAGCGACTGGAACGCCGCCCGTAGCCGTAACAGAGGCGCCGGTGACCAAGCAGGAGGAAAAGATTGAGGCTAAGCCTCTCGAAAAGCCTCCCGAGGAAACAGTCACTATGACGAAGGCGGAGTTCGAGAAGCTTCAAAGCCAGCTTAAGGATTTGGAGATGAAGAAGAAACTTGAGGACATGGCGCAGGAAGCCATACTCAAGGCAGTTGAAAAGCTGGAGCCGAAAATAAAGAAGGCATACGAGGAGGTCAAGCCCAAGACCGATGAGGAAAAAAGGGCAGAAGAAGCAGAGATGATGAGGAAAATGAGTGTTGGTGAGCTGACGGCAGCGATGCTGAAACGCGCCACCAGCTCGGAGGAATAAGGTGATAGCTATGGCGAACCCAGAGAGTTTGCTCAAGGCTCTGAACGAGAACACCAACACCCAAGGAGGGTATCTCGTCCCAGAGATTTGGGCTTCAAAGATATACGACCTGATACTGGCGAAATCGACAGCCATCCAGCTTTGTGAGAACATCACAATGACCACGGACACGCTGTATTTCCCCAAGGTCACGGCGGCAAGCACAGCCTACTTTACCGAGGAGGCTGGCACAATAACCCAATCCCAGCCGACCTTCGGTCAGCTTGTTCTGCACCCGAAGAAGGTTGCAGCCCTCTCCAGGCTCTCAAGCGAGGTCATGGAGGACAGCAACCCGAGCGTCATGGACGTGGTGGTCAACCGCCTTGCGGAGGACATAGCCCTCAAAGTGGACTATGAAATCTACAACGGAACCACATCCACAGGAGGCTTCAACGGGATGAGGGACACCACCGCAGACACGGCAATCCTTACTGTGGCTGTTGGAGGCGAGATTACCACGGACAAGCTGTCTGATGCCATCGCGGCGATGCGCACCCAGAACATCTACCCGACAGACCTGATAATCCACCCGAAGCTCACGAACAAGCTCAGGAAGCTCAAGACCACAACGAACGGCTACGAGCCTCTCCTGAACATCAACACGTTCGGTGCTGCTCCGCTTGGAAGCGGGATAATCGGGAAGATTTGGGGCATCAATGTCATCGAGACGACCCAGCTTCCGACCGCCCTCTCAGGTGGAACCGCCACAACGGCAACCGAGGCACTCCTCGTGTCCAGGGGCAAGTGCGGAATATTCGCCAACCGCAGGGAACTTCGCCTCAACAAGTTCTACCTGATAGACACCGACGACTGGAAAGTCCAGAGCAACATGAGATGCGCCTTTGCGGTGAATTACTCGAAGGCAATCTGTGTCCTCCAGGACATCCAGTGCGAGTAAGTGATGGCGATGCTGTCCTTGCTTGACTTCGTGCGCGGGCTTGCCGCCCGCGCCGGAGTCGTGCGCGAGAAGGGATTCCTTTCTGAGAAGATGGCGAAACTAATCAGGAAGGAAGCCTCGGAAGATGCCATGATTAGTGGCAACTTCAGCGCACGGCATATCAGGGACGGCAGGGTCATAGCCACCATCGAGACGCCCAACTACATAGTGAACGCTGGGCTGAACGAGGTGGCGTCGCTTATCTCCACGAGTGGAACCGGAAGCAAGTTCTCAGCCATATCGGTTGGAACCAACTCCGGAGCTACTGCGGCGACACAGACCGCCCTGCTTGGCGAAAGCCACAGGGCTGTCTTTGCCGATGCGATAGCCTCCAATACCGCAACGTTCACCGCGACATTCAACTTCACAGGGACCTATACCCTGTATGAAGCTGGCATATTCAACCACACAACCACAGGCGGGGATATGTTGTCACGGAGGACGTTCAGTGCGCTCAATGTGGAGAACGGTGACAGCCTTGTCATCACCTGGTCCATCACGGTGAACAGAAGCTGATTTCCCTTCGTTTTTTCTTTTTATAGTATCGGGGGTTGTTGGATGGAAGACGTTACCATACGCGAGGTTCTTAGGGAACTTCGCGATTTCAAGGAGAGGCATGTTGAGTTCCAGACTGATGTGAAAGCGAGATTCACATCGATAGACGCGAGCCTGTCGTCCCTCTCTCCAATAATCACAGCCCATCAGGAGAGGTTCAAGTCGCTTGAATCTAACATAGAGACGAACTGCAAGCGGCTTGACAGGGCTGAACAGGGGGTGTTCGGCGCATTGGTGTTCATAGTGGTAGCCGTGTTCACCACGGCTTGGAACCTGTTGTTCCCATCGAAGTGATAACATGAAAAAAATTGTGTTCGCAATCGCCGCGATAATGTTCCTTTTCGGATGCGTCTACAAGACGCCAATGATGACTGGGAATACCGTAATGGTCGAGCTATGCACAACCCACATGATTGAGAAGGAGATGCCGTGCGATTACACAGCTACACTCGGCGACCAAATCTGGTTCGTGAGGCAGAACTGCACAATGCCATATCCTGAGGATTCGTGCCATACGGAGCCTCTGGGAGACAGGATATGCACGGAAGATGGCTACCTGGAAGGAGATATTGAGACTAGATGCCAGGTGGTCTGATTGAAAACGCTCCCAATCCTGTTG